ATATCTATTAAAGAAATCTACAGCTTTTTGTTGCTCTATTGTGAGTTTTGATCCAGCTTTAATATCTTCATAGTATTTGGACTTTTGCCCGTCCAGATGGGCTCTAGCATTGGCAACTTGCTCTTTTAACGCTAGTTTTTTTCTTCGTATATCTCTATCTTCATCGACTTCTTCGTCGTAAGAGAACGAATCTTCCATAAGGAAGTTAATTTCTTCGTTGTTTAAATGAGGTTTTGTTTGCTTGTAATATTCATATAATAGATTTTGATCATCTAATTTACTATAATCTTGATTAAGCTTTACATAGTCATTTAAATCACCACCAGTTTCTTCCATAAAGTCCATTAACTTTTGAATATTTTCTGGTAGTGGTTTTCCGGTAGCTTCTGCTGTGGCTATAGCTTCTTCAACTTGCTCTTCAACTTCAGTAACCTCTTCAGCCTCTTTTTCAGTGATTTCTTCTAATACTGGAGCTTCTTGTGCTTCTGCTTCCGATTGTACTTCTTCTTGTTTTTGTGTGGGCTCGGCATTTTCAGACTCTGCAACCACTCCGCTGTCGTCAGCGTTATCTTCTTTAGTTTCATTTTCTTCTACTGGTGTTGGTGGTTTACTTAAATCTACTTTAATAACATTGTTATCGCTAGCAGACTCAAATTTACTTTCATCAACTTTTACCACGTTTTCATCACCTGGATCTTGTTGGTTTTGTTGTGTAGTCTCTTCAACTACGTTTTCTTTGTTTTCTTCCATAATATAATATAATAATAATTAATAAATTTATTTAGGCTCAAATGATCCTAAATTAAAATTGCCACTCATTATATCATTACCTGATGATTCAAAGTTTTTAGGTGGTTTTCCACTTTTTCTTTGGTCAATCATTTCTGATTGTTGAGTAGCTTGTATTTTTGTTCTTTCGTCTTTACGGTCTTCTTTTTGTTTTTCTCTATCTTTCATGCCTTCAACTTCAACGCCTTTAAGCTGCATGTTATATTGAAACTCTAAAGCCATTAATTCTTTTTTAAGTTGAGCTTCTTGTTGCATTTTTTGAGCATCTATTTGAGCTTTCATTTGTTCAAACTGTGCTTTTCCTTGTGCTAAAGCTTGTTCTTTTTGAACATCAACTTGTGCCGCCGCTTGAGCAGCTTGAGCATTAGACTGGGTTTGCGCTTGAATATTTTGCATTTGCAACTCTCTATCTTTTCGCTCTTTCTTTTTTCTACGTATTTTAAGTAATGAATTTGCTAATTTAATATTACGTATTTCTCTAAGATCAATAGCGTCTTCAAGCTCTATACTTTTTTGCTGTAAAGCCATTTGAATGTTATTTTCAAGAATAGCTTTTTCTTCTTCGTCTGGCTGTAATTCTATAAATACGCCAAAGTCGTATAAATGTAATTCTGACATTTCTTGTAATGTAGCTACGTTGTGTGCACCTATGGCTTGAATAAAAGCATCTCTAGTAGGTGAGTACTCTATAATATCAGATATTCTAAGTGATAAACACTCCGCTGTTTCAGCTGTTAAATATAAACCAGCTTGTAATATATGTCTAGTTGCTGTGTTAGAATTAGCTGCTGCTAATTTTTGAACTCCTACTAAAGCGTTTTTATCTGGCATACTACCATCTCTAGCTTCGTTAAGACCTGTTACGTCTCTTATCATTTGCAAGTAATAATTATAATTACCTATAAGTGCTTGCATTTTATTACCACCACTACCAGATGTTATTTCTTGAATAGGTATTTTACCAGGATTTAAATCACCCTCTGACGTAAAGCTTCTTCCTATTACGGAACCAGTTTGAAAGAACATGTTTAAAGCTTCTTGTGGATTGTAGTTAGTACCATTACCTAGATCAACCTCAGCTAAACCATCAGCGTCTAAATAAACACCATCAGGAACCATTCTTGACAATACTTGTTGTAGTTTTAAATGAGTTAGTTGAATCATATCAGCAAAACCAGTAATACGTTTTACTAAAGAATCTATTTTACCGTTGTACATTCTAGGCGCAACAATAGAATAATTCATTTTTACTTTAGTAAAATCACTTTTAGGCCTCATCATGTTTTTAGCCATTTCATATTTAAGTAGTTTATCCGTGCCTAATATTAAAGCACCTTCATATAAACACTCTATAGATCTTAGCATTCTACTATATCCACCCTCCATACTGCTTGGTGGATTAAAAGAATCATCTTTGGGTATGATTTTATCAGCTCCAGTTCCAGTTTCTTTTACTTTATAAACTTCATTCATATATGTTTTATAATTAAAATATAAAACTTGAATAGTATTGTTATCTTCTTTATCGTGATTGTGTATTGAGTTGTAATTAGACCTATTATAAGATTTATTTTTCATTATATCTTCAAGATCGCTTTCTGTTAAATGAGGAAATTGTTTAGCTAATTCATTAACAGGTATTGTTTTAACTTCACCTACATAATATATATCATCAAAATAAGGTGAGTCTGTATAAGAATAAACTAAGTTTGCTGGATCTACATAATCAATAACAACACCTTTAGAAGTATTAAATGCGGTTTTAACAGCACCTATACCTAGAACTGTTAAATCTTGATAAAACCTTTTTTTAGTTAATTCATATTTATTACCTTCAAACAACACGCTTAAAGCTTGTTCTTCAGCAAGTTCAACCGCTTGTTTATAATTAAGCTGCATGTGTATACCTAATTCTTCGCTAGACTCTGGCAAATCTTCATTAGCTATATTACTTTCTTTCATGTCTAAGTTAAACCTAGATTCAACTTCTTCGTTGAATTCCTGCATCTCCATGTCACTTAATATAGCCTCCATATACTTAGTTCGTTTTTCAACTCCATTTGGTGATTGTGAAAACGCTTTTATATCGTAGGTTCTTTCTGCAATACCATTAACAACTATATCTACAAATTTAGGTACAATTGGAACAGGTGTCCAGTCTAAATTTAAATAGGACAAATCACCATTTATAGATAACTCATCCTTGTATTTTTGTATTGATTGCTCACCTCTAGCATACAATCTTAAATTATGAAAATTATTTTGATTTGATCTATATTTATTAAGACTTCTATCATCATTGAACCATTCTGTTTCTATAGCTTTAGCTACTTTCAAACCATAGTCGTAGCTTAGCTTTTCAGCATCACTTACCGCTTGGCTTGGAAAATAGCTTTTATTAGAATATGCCATATTTATTTTATTATTTGTGAATTAGTTCCAGTATTACTATACTTAGAAATATTTATATTTAGTTTAGGTTTTTCAACTTTTGCGTTTGGTGCATACAAATGTCTATTGTTTGCCATAATAGCTAGACCAGAACTTATTGATGCGTCAAACTTAGTTCTTTTGTTTATATCAAACTTGCTCCAATCATTTAGTAGCTCGTTAAAATATAAATCTCCAAACGACCCGTCTTGTTTTATACCCACGTGATCTTGTATATACATTTCAATCGCGGCAGCGTGAGCTTGTTTTATATCTTCACTAGAGTTTGGTATACCACCTACTTCTTTTTCTGCTACAGATAATTTATTCCATGTTTTATCCGGTCTGTTCATGCTAAAACCCCTATAACCCCTACGTCTTAAATAGTAAAGTAATCTAGGTTTATTATTCTCTGCAAGTATTGGCATACCGTAAAAAACTAATGCCATTAAAACATCTTCAAAGAATATTTCAGCTGTAGGTGGTCTTGATAAGTATTCTAAAAAAAAGCTATTTTATACCGTTTTTAAGTACCACTCTATTTTGTAATTGCTGAGGTGGAACCCAGCTAAGTTTAAATCTACCTTTATTGTCTGGGTAAAATATTACTTGTGAATCTTTTATGCCATTAACCCATTGAAAATTACCAGTTGTAATTCCTAAAGTTCTACCTAGTTCTTCGTTGTAGTCTATTTGCTCGTATATTTTTACTAAATTAAATATACTGTTTTTTGTCTCATCTCTAAACGCGTGCTCTGTAGTTCTTGGAAACTGACGGTAAAATTCATTTAAAGCGTCTTGATCATCTTTCAAACCATCAGCTTCGTTCTGCCAGTTATCTATTACGCCTATATCTATTAGTTCACC